TTAATTTTGCTTTAAGTTTGTCAATCTCGCCTGTTTGAACATCAACTAATATTTGCAACTCACCGGCTGTTAAATTAGCCATTACTTACCCCTTTTTCTCCTAAAGTGCATCTTTAAGCTGCCATCTTTTTCTTTTCTCTCTATTTCAGCCTTTTTTCTTGCTTCTGCATGGGCTTCATTAGCATCTCTTATATACTCATTGCTAGCATATAATAACCCGATAACTTCCCACCATTCCATTCTGAATAAAAGCTCCCTAGGTGTATAACCTAAGTTATATTCTCTAAGGAGCATTGATGTTATTCTGATAAGGCTTTGTTCATTTCCTTTTTTTTTATATCATCTGTAATTTCTTCTATCTCTTTTTTAGTTTTGTCACTAAGTCCCTGATATATTACTTGACTTCTCTCTGTAAGGAATTGTATATAGCCTATCATTACAGCTAATACCTCAAACGGTTTAAGTGAATTAATATCACCTTCATCTAAATCTTCAACCCCATTTTCTTTAATAGAGTTTTTTATTAAATGCTTCCATTTTTCTAGGTCTTGCTGTTCTAATGTTTTAAAATCTCTCGATTTCTTAGTTATGTTTTCTTGCTCCTGTAAAAATTTTAGTTCCATTACAGAAGAAACAAAGTTAATCGCATAAGTTCGGGTTTTAGTTTTTATCTCAAAACCTTCACCTTCAAAGAGTGTTAAATCTATTGTTTTCATTTACTTTCCTTAAGTAGTAGTAGTTGATTCTACTTCTATTTTATATACCCGTCTGCTGTTATATGTAACTTCGTCTGATTCTCTGGCTTGCATAGTAAAGCTCATATCAGCATATTCACCAGTTCCTTGCGCTTTTGGACTGTCAGAACCCAGTTTGTTATCGTAGGGGCTTTTTATCCCTTACTTCTTACAATTCATTTCTTGTAAGCTCGGCATATATTTTCAACCTTTTGGCTGTCGGGCACTCGTGGCAAGGTTATATTTATTCACTTGCTATGCTCTACGCTGTCTTTAAGCCTTTCGTAATCTTAAAGATTAGCACGGTATTTGCAATCTCAGCATTCACCGTATTTACCCGATTTTTCCATAACTTATTGCTAAGTTAGGCGGCGATCCCTTCACCGCTGACATAATACACTTTAGGCCAATAAACATGTCTTGATCTTCCGTCTGAGTAACTTGCGTATGATCTTATCATACACGGAGTGATTGTATCTGCTCCGCCTGAATATAATAATTCAGCTGAATTACTAGATGAACCACCGGGAACATACGTACTTACTTGTTGAGAAATTCCACCTCGTAATATTTGTACTAAAGAACTATTAAGTTCTTGTAATACAAGAGTAATATTTTCTGCTTCTTTTGTTAATACTTGATCATGCTCGACATTAAACGAACCAGGTTGAACACTTTCGTTTGCTGATTCAACAGTAAACTCTGTTAAACTTCCGAGATTTAACCATGTTGCACTTGATAACTCTGCTGCTGTTGTATAATCTGTTGACCATTCAGCTACATAAACTATTACATCTTCTGGATATAATACACTGCTATTTTGTATTGTATTTTGTGCCATTAATTACCTCCTTTAGTGATACCATACTGAAATTTCTAATTCCTTCCAATATGTTTTGTTTGTTTCATCATAACCACTATTTGAATTATTAATTATTGTTACTGAATCTATATATAGATTACTTGATGATTCTCTAATATAGGCGGTTGAGCTATCAAATAAACTATACAGATTAGTATTTAATGATTCTAATTCGCTTTTAGAGTTATGTATTTGATGTATGGCAAGAATAGAATTTTTTTCTAATTTATTACGATTAAACCCTGTATCATAGTATGTTATCAAAGGCGGTGACAACGTGCTATTTACATAATCGGGTATAACGTCTGCACTTACTTCAGTGCTGGAATCTATTCTATTTACTAGCCATTCATAAACTGTCATTTTAATACTTTCCTTAATTCATTGTTTATAATACTCATTAAACTATCATAATTATCATATAATACTTTTCTCATAAAAGGCTGTGCTTTCATCCTCTTAGTCCCATATTCAACATAGGGTGCATATTCCATCGTATTGTAAACTATTCCTGTAAATCCCCTTCGTTCATGAAAATTATTGTTTTTTAATTTACCTGTATCAAAAGGGGCGTTTTTTTTAGCTTTATTTTTTGCTCTTATTAATGTTTTTTCAAGTCCTATTTCAATAGCATTGTTTAATATTTTTTCCCATTTAGGATTTTCTTTAAACTTAGCTTCTATTGGCATAATCATTTCCTAAATCTATTTGTAAGTGGTTACTTCTAAGATCGGCATTTAAAGCAATGATCTCATAATAAGTAGATCCTCTTACTATTCTATCAGTATGTTGCCTTATGTCCTCTGTAGAACTACAATACATCCTTAAATTATATCTTATATCGTTTTCACGTTCTATTATTGATTTATCACCGCTTCGTGTTTGAATAGTACATGATACATCTGCTACTGTTGACCACGTTTTGATATATTGCCCGAATGAATCTTTTGCACTTGTATAACGTTCAATAACAACAGTTTCATTGTAATAATCACTTATCATTTTTTACCTGCTATTCTATATTTATTAAGCCCTGATATTACGCTTCTAGGATAAGCATTTGAACCAGCTGCTACATTTCCTGAGCCTGTCCCATAGCTTACAGAGTAATCACCAATTGATTCAGATGTTACCCCTTTATTCCCTGCTTGGTTTCTTGCAAACAGGTTATAGCCTATCATGTTAGAACATATATAGGGTAGATCTTTAAAGAAATCCACTCTAAATATTGTTATGTTTGAATCAGTACTCTCAGCATTCAATGACTCGTTAACGGTTATCTTTGTGCTCTCTACACTTGCGATAGTATAATAATCATCGTTCCATTTAGAACCTCTAATTATTATAGTATCACCATCAATGAATTGTTCTGTGAATATATCCCCAGTATCACTATTTGTTATTTCTGAAGCCGTTGACAATGTCCATCCATTATCCCAAAAATAAGCCGTGGATTTAATAAAATAATTCTTACAATATAAGTTTATATCTTCTAACACGATAGGTATTAAAGCATCAATTTGCGTGTCGTATGTAGTTGATGTTATGTTAAGAAAAGACTTAACTTCTGTTTTATTTGTTAAAACGCTTGTACTCATTTTATATTCCTTAATTATCTACTAATACTATATCAAATCCGCCAGATACAGAAGCGGCAGTAATTGGACTATCTGTAATGGTTGCTCTTAATTCAATATCTGTTTTTTCATTAAATACTTCTGGCTCAGTGTATTGATGCTGTATATAACTATTTGCGTTATCTGATATAGCGGACTTATGCTTCAATTGAAATACTTGTCCATCTGGTCTGGCAAATAAATCTATAATATAGTTAGTGTTTTTATTAGCTCCCGATGTCGCGGAAAACCAACTTCTCATATACCCTGTTTTCCCTGCCGGTATTGTATAAAGTGCCATTAACGTCTGATTGTTCCCGTTTGTTATCATGGCCCTAACATCACTAGAAGCATCTGGCAGACCATTTGTAAAAGTGGTTGTTGATGTTGTCGCATATACATTACCAGCGATATCTGTACTTCCTACATTCTTCATTCTAAATACTCTTAAAAATGAAGTTGATAAAGTAACAGGCGTTTGTCCGTTTAATGAAGTTGTTAGTGTTGTTATTTCATAAGAACTTGATAAGCCTTGAATTTCTATATTCATTGTATCGGCTGCATCTGTACTTGATATTTGTGTTATGTTGGCGCTTGTAGAATATTGATACGTATATTGTGCTATTGTCCCATCATTTGCGCCATCCCAAATAGCGACAGTCCCGTCCCCATCATCCCAATCGGGGGCGTTGCCAAATTTGTGGATAAAAGAAGCTTTTGAAACGTTCCCTTGTGCGATTGCTAACCCATTGGAATTATCTGATATAGTCAAGTTCCCGTCGATTGTTGTTGCTACATTCTGAAATGTTCCTGTTGAATCCTGACCTGATAAAACAGCTTTTACTAAACTCGCATCATCGTCGGCAACAATAGAATCCTGTATTCTATGCGACGAGTCTTTTATATAACTTTTCCTGAATATTGACTGTAAATGTAAGTCAGCCGTTCCGCTAGTGCTATTGGTATAAGTAACTCTAAAATATCTTTGTGCCGGTGTGAACGTGTATATTTTACCACCGTTTACAGAATAAGTAAAGGCGTCGTCTTGATCCTCATTTACGCCATCATGTGACCATTGAATGTCAAGTCCATTTGTTGCGCTGTCTTGATCTGATTTTATACTTACTGCTACCGTCCCATAATCAATAGTATCTTCCCATGCTCCTGTATAAACACCGCCTGCGGCTATACTAGCATGATATGTATTTGATGTACTTTCGTAACCTCTTACAGATATTAATAGTTCATTATTTCCTGTCAATTCATTAGGAACAAATTGAAAGCTATCTGTTGAAGCTTGCTCTGTTGTTTTCCATACCATTAATGAAGTACTATAAGCACCTTCTAAAACTTCTATTGCCGCCCTTGATTCTGCCATTGCTTATCCTTTTATTACACCTGTACTGTTGATATAGTTTTCTTTGTCACTGGATTAGGGCTATGCTCAAAGTCATAATTAGAACCCTCTAGCATCCCCTCGTCTTTTCCCAGGTTATCTGCTTTATTGAGATCGGGTGTTATAACTTCAATTATCAATTGACCTGTTCCATCCTCAAATCTTTCCGTCGTCGTTGACCCAATCTGCATTCCTTGTGCTTCTAATTTAGCTTTATATGCCCTTAGCAATTCCGCGCCTTTTGTCGGATCAATATTTTCTTTAACTAATATTTTTTTTGCCATATTACGCCTCGTTATATCTAGCAAGCCAATCCATTTCATCATTACCAAGTACTTGCTCATCCATTAAAAAGCACATCTGCAAATCTCCAATCCAGGGTTCAAAACTTCCTGTGGTATTGCCTATTGCCAAATCGTTTATAGTGTCCGTGTTTGCCGTTAATCCGCTTGCTGTTCCCAAGTTTACGCCGTCGGCTCTTAATTTCATAATATCAGAACCAAGGTTCCAAGTTGCAGAAAACCAAAACCAATTTGTTTCTGAGTATGCGCCGTCAATGTTTCTGAAACTACTATCCGGAGCACTGTTGCGCCTTTGAATCCTAAATATGTTATTTGACCGTTTTAAAACTCTTAATGTAAAATCACCATCTGAAAATGCAAAAAAACAATGATGATTTAAGCCGTCAGTCCATGTTCCACTTGCTATTTTTGCCCGCATTGATAAAGCACCTTTATCTGGATCGAATCTGCCTTGCAATGAAGCATCGGCGTCAATGTTATAATCGTTTTGGGTTCCGTCTTGACTAACATAATAATATCCTAAGTTACGGGTTGCTGTTTTTGATCGTCCGGTTGCATTACCCCACGTTTGATTATCTTGATTCCCGCGCCTTTTATCAATTGCAGTACCACTTGCGGAGAAATCATCCATTGGCAATAATATTGATTGGTTTGTTACTTCAATACGTCTTAATATCTGTATAATATTACTCATAAGCCCTACTTCATATCATAATCTAAGGATATTTGATTGTAATTAGTGCCATCATAAATATATGTGACAACATCAATTTCATTTGCATCACTATTAGCGGTATTTATTCCAAATCCTCCACCTGTTCTTATAGTGTTAGATGTTGAATAAGTTACAACTCTATTACCTGTAGCATCTTGTATATATTCTATATAACATATTCCAATCTTACTAACAGGATCACTAAATGTGATAGTAACTTCTGTTGATGTTAATGTTATCTTTTGATAATTTCCATTATTCCATGATATAGTAGCCGCTGCACTACTATTACCATTATCAACTATTGCATCATTACCATTAAAAGCATTTGCTGTGTAACTCTCTGCTACCATATTTCCATCAGTTGAGCATGTTGCTGTGGTTTCTAACAAATCTCTTGTATCTGTAGAGCCTACAAATATACTTTTATCAGTCTGTGCTAATCCTGTAGACTGTAATCCATAGGTAACTGCACCATCTATTGTAGCCCCTGCATGGGTGCTATTATAAGCCATTTTTTATCTCCTTATGTACTAGTAACAAAATAAGCATCCGCTGCCGTACTGGTTATAAAATAACCGTCAACCGCTGCCGTACTGGTTATAAATACACTAGCAGGTATGGCAGCACCTGTTGAAGTATCTGCTATATATGCTTTATTATTACTTAATCCTAATCCTAACATAATTTATCCTATAGATTATATGCGAATACATACCCTGTACTAACTTCTATACTTGTTATATCACCATAAATGGGGTTGCAAGTAATGTGCTGTTATTTACGCCTGCAATTGTTATACTTGTAAGCTGTGCCGACGATAAACAATATATTGCCCCCCAGTTTCCGGTTGTCGCACTTCCTTCTGTTGAAGAAATTACATCCCCGCCCTTTTGTCCTAACGATAATTCGTTAAGATCCATTTTCCATCTTGATTGATCCATAATTATTCCTTACGCATCTATAATATTAGTACTGCTTGCAGAACCTAAATCTATAATAGCTCCACTATCAAAATATAATGTTTGTGTTGTTATTGTTATAGATGTACTAGCTGTTGAATTAGTTGAACTGATAGCTGTCACTATATCAATACTGGTTGTATTTGTACTTCCTAACAATGTAAATTTGTTTGTTATAATTTCTTGTCTTGTCATTCCCATTTTGTTATCTCCTTAAGCATTCAGGGCTTTAAGATGATATGTATGTGCATCCCTAGCGCCTGTAAATGCGTTTAATCGTGCATCAAGGTTTTTAATATCGTTATTAAATGCCTCTAGCCTTTTATTAATGTTTATATCACATTTCCTTTTGTATTCTTCCGGTGGTATCTTACTAGCCTCTTTAAGCTCATTATCTAAGCTCATTAGCTGTTTTTTCATACCTTCTAATTTTTGTTCTATTGTAAGCCTTAACTCATTATTGAGTTTACCAGCCTCGTTTGTTAATATAGCCCTTTTATATTTCATGTCTTCAATACCACGGTTGAAAAAATCTACTTTGCCTTGTATCTTTTTTCTTTTAACCTCAATATCAGCTATACCGTATTCATTTTCATTCTTTAGTACTTCGCTTTCTTCGGGCAAGTGTATAACTCCGCGTTTGCCTTTGGATAGCAAATAGCCTGCTATAACGCCTAACCACCATTCATTACAAGGTCTTTCAAATTGCCATTCTGTATCGGTTTCTAAATGTATTCCGTACATATGCAATTCGTCATATTTATCTTGCTCAATGATCTTATCTAGTGCCCATACTATCATCCATGCTATACTATTAGTTACATAGAATTTGTCATTTACAGGCAAAAGATCTTTATATTTTTCTTTAAGATAATCTCTAGGAAATATCTCATTTGCATTTAATTTATCATCTTTTACCCATGTAACAACGCTAATATCTTTTTGAGGCATCCATCCGGGGCTATATTCTTTATTTGCATGATGTATAATAGGCTTTTTACTGTATGGGCTTAATTCCTTATTATAGATATATGGCAGATGTATTTCAAATACCTTATCTAATCTTTTTACAGCGGGTAACATCAAACTATGAGCTACCCCCCACATCTCCGCATGGGGATCATCCCAAGGGGCAAGCCCTGCGCTTCCTGCGGTTCCTATTATACATAATTTCCTTTTAGGTTTTTCATCTTTCTTAACCTCTTTAGGCATGTCTAAGCCTGTTAACTCTTTAATATACTGTTCTTTTGTTCTCTTTTTTTCCATTACTAATCCTTTTAAAGATAATATAAAGGGAGGCTAAGCCCCCCGTTTTTTAGTTTTGTCTTGTACTAGATAATTCAATAAACCCTGCTGCAATTGCTGTACTAAAAGTAACAGTAAAAGCGTTTGATGTTGATTGAAACCAGTTTGATTCTAGGTTAGCGATAAACCCGTAGTCACTTGATCCGATAGCTGTTGACAGAATCTTGTCGCCTCTACCGATAGAAGCATAACCTTCCGCGGTTGAAGCTGATATTGTCGCTGTTACATCTGTTGCGCCACTAGGATTGTGATACCATATTACTACATCTTCTAAAGAGCCACAAGTGATCGTTAAAGAAGAAGTCGCTGTTGAGAAACCCACTAAAGATCCTGAGGTTTCGTTTTCTAGTCCGTTAATACCCAATTTTTGGGCTGTTGTACTTAATGCTGCCATTGTTTAGCCTCCTTAATTAGATATATTCGCGTATAATACGCCTGTACGATCTGGAATAATTCTTGCGCCGTAAACGTGTAAGCCTGCTAAGAAAATTCCGAAACCTTTTTGTGCCTGTGTCAAAGATCCCATTTCCATATCGACAATTTGTTCCGCCATTGTAATTGATTCATTACCTACACCACAAAGAATTTCATAATCACCAGCAGTTGTAGAATCTGAGGATACATTGTTAGAAAGGTATAGTTTCCATCCGTAAGCATCACCCAATAAACCGTTTCTCCATGTTTGGTCATTATTAGATTGTTCTAATATACCAGCATCGATAAGCTCATACATCAAAGCGGGTGGAATTGCCATCCATCTATTCATTCGTGAAATATTAGCTTCATCAAAAGCTTTACCCATTAATAACATCTCTGTTTTAACGTTTGAAGAACCTATACTTACATAAGTACTCGCACTGTTAGAAGTGGATGTAATACCAGCCTGACCATAAAGTCCAGCGATATATTGATCTTGACTGTCTGCCAAATCATAAGCAATGTTTGTTCTTAAGTCTTGTAAAAATTCGGGTTTTGATTGAACTATATCAACTCTATCAATACCAACATTTACATATTTTTCTTGATCTACTGTTAATGTCATACTAGCAACATTCATATTCTCTAATGTTAAACCAGTCCCAAAATTATTACGTGTGTAATTATTTACAGTTGTATGTCCTACTTGCGGAATACGTACTTGATCCCCTGCACTTCTAATTTCGCCCTCATAGTTTCTATTAGCTAAATTACCAAATACATGAGTTTTCTTTTTATCTTCTAATATCTGTCCAGACCATATTTCTGGAATAAACTCTGTCAAAATATCTGCCATTTATAACTCCTTTTGTTATTTTCGCCCTGTTTGATTATACAGTTGTATTTTCGCAATCTTTTCTAATGTTGCGGTTCTTTCAGGACTTTCAGGTTGACCTTGTACCATTTTATACTCGGTCGTTAGTTCTTCTTTTGTCATTTTATTATAATCCTTTGCAGGCTCGCCGCTATTTAACCCCGCCTTTGGTTTATGCGTCGCCCCCGCTAGAACTTCATCCACTGTTTTATTTTTTGTTAGTTCCTTTTCTGCATTTAGAATATTTTGTATATTCTCTGCATTTGTTCTTAATGTTTCTTCCGTTTCTCCGTTTAGTGAGTTTAGCAATACATCTCTAACCTCTTGAGGTTTATCACTAAACATATCATTTATAATATTTCTTTTTTGCCATGAAAGTTTTTCTTCCATGAACTCTTTTTTTTCTAGCTCAAATAATTCTTTATCACTTAAGCTTTTTTTCTGTAATTCTTTGTTTAAGTTTTGAACTTCGCTTAACTTTCTATTAAGCCCTCTTATCTCGTTATCTTTTGCCTCTTTTACCTCATTCACTTTTAATGAAATAAAATCCATCATTTCTTGTGAAATGGGTTGTTTATTTTCTTGCTCTTGTGTTTCCTGTGCTTCGTTTTCTTGTATTGCTTGCCCCTGATCCTGTTGATCGTTGACCTGCTGCTGTTGATCTGCCATCCTCTGACTCCTTTTTTATATTGTCATAATAAGCTTTAACATCTGTATAAAGCTCTATTATTTGATCTTCACTTGCATGATTTATCACTTGTAAAAGCTGTGTTACAGCTCGTTTAAATAATACGTTCATTATTTCCCCTTTATTTTCTCAAACCTTATTCCGTTATCAGTTGGTTTTTCAGCGTTTGGATAAGGGTTACTATGATTAAACTCTCCTGTTATTATTTTTTTAGGTATTTTTTTAAATGCTAAACAAGTATTCATACCCATATAATTTTTACATTTATAACATTGATTAGGTGTCATAATAACTCCACTAAATCCTTGAAAAATTTTGATATATCTTTTTTTACTAAACTTGGGTTTTTATCCCAAAGTACAAAATTCTCTGCTAAAAATTCATCTTTATTTTCTGTGGCATATACTGATACATCATAAATATATCCATCTGTTTTTTTTGTTACATATTTATCAAAAAGACTATCTAATCTTTCTATTAATTCATCTGATTTTTTAATATAATTAGAACCTCCCTTGCTTCTTAACAACTTGTTTACAGGGTTTTTTGTTATGAGTCCTAGTTTAATATCTGCTAAAGTATGCCCAAATTCATGCGTAATGATAGTGTTTATTTCTTCTCCTTTAAAAGCTGTATTAGATCTTTTAAATTTTATAGTTTCTGTTAATGTTTCTTTATACCTTTTTGCTTCTTGCTCACTAACTAATTTTCTTTTATCATTTTCATTTATTAATCTTAAACTATTTTTTGTATTTTCTTTAAACCCTGTATGTGTATCATGGTACATCTCACGTATAGAATTTTTACTAAAAGCTCTTTTATTTAATTTCAGTTGCACCGCATTTGCCCCCGCCGTGGCTCCTTCGCCCATTTTTGTATTTAGTTGTATATATGGAAAAGGTTGTTTATATTTTTCTTTTAGCCTTATAAGTGTTTTATTAATTGCATTTATATGTTCTAAACTAATACCATTGTAATCTATTTGTTTTGCTATATTATTATTTTTAGCAAATTTTACAGCTTCATCTACTGTTCTTGCAGGCTTAAACCTTGGCTCTTTTGGCTCTTTAGCCTTTGGCACTTCCTTATTCTTTTTAATCCCTTTCTCCTCTTGAAAGTCATCAAATGTCATTTGTCGGCTTTTATCTATGCTTTTAGGTGTTACTCGTTTTTCTATGTTTTCAGGTAAATCATCTATTTCTTCTGTATAATAACATCTGCAATTTATATCCTCTTTTGCTATCCCGAATAATCTCGGGGCTTCTGCTGTTGCTGTGCCTATATGGAATAACCCCTTTTTATCCGCTAGTTGTTCGTTTATATTTCTGTGACTCGATCTTTCACGCCCATCTAAATTTGTATGCCATTGTTTTGTTATTTCTATCCCTAAATCTTGACTTCTTTCTGTGCTGACTAATTGTGCCTTACTACTTGCCCTTAATCCTTCCGTACGTGCTATACGCATTGACTGATTAAAGCCTATATTTAAACTATTTCGCAATCTACGTGCCGCTTTTGCAGCACCTTCTCCCAATGCTAGACTTTGCCCTATATCAAACACTATTCTATTAACTTGCTGTTGCGTAACATTTTTGATTAAATCTTTTAGTTTAACGTTAGGATAAGGCTCTGTTACTATCCCTTTAACAAGATCAGGATTTATTTTACCAAATGCCAAACTTGTTTTAATTTCCTTTTCATACCCAAACCATGATCTATTGTAAGTATTCTCCACAATGTTAGTATTAACCTTTGCCAACTCGACACCTGTTAATCTACCTAACTTCACAAGCTCATTAGCAACTTGCTTCTGTAGTTTCTCCAGCCTGTTATATTTCCTTAGCTCACTGAATGACCATGTAACCTTTTCATTTAGCTTCATGATATCATTTCTTATTTGTTTCAAAGATCCACGATAAGCAGATATTAACCGCTTCTCATATATATTAAGCATCCCCTCTGTTTGATTGAATGCTATTTTTTGGTTTTCTGCTATCTGCCCCATTGCTCACCTCAAAAACCAACTTGCCATTGATTTTTTTTATATCAATGATATTAGTTTCCGTTATTTGGCTGTGCCTCTTGATCTCTTGAATTAAATCCTTGATCTCCATTAGATCCCCCTTCTATATCAAACATCTGCATGTTTTCATCTCTCTGAGCCTTTAACCTCTCTAAAGCGTCGTCAACATTATCGACTAAATCTTCTGGTAGTGTTTTTAATATATCTTCATCTGATAATATCCCGCCGTTTTTTAATTTAACTGCATTATCAATTAGTTCGGTTAAGTTTACAGGCGTGTTTCGTTTGAACCTAATATTTACCTTTTCAGCTTGTATATTTCTTATGCCTAGATATATATTTATTAGGTCTATTCTATGTTGTAGCCCTTTAGAGAATAACGTTTCCTTATCACTACAAAAATTCTCAAAGTCAAACAAAGCCCACATCATACTAACACCTGAGGCATTAGAAAAGTTCTTGCTTCTAAAGTCTGGTATATGCGAATGATATTCAATATCCTCTCTTAATGTACCTTTAACAGCTTCAAAGAACTCACTTGGTATATCTTTGGTTAAGAACTCAGCGCCGCCTTGACCGTCTAAAAACTCTAGTACACGTCTTGATTTAAGCTTTTCTAATTCCCTTGTTTTCATGTTATCATCATCTGGGTTTGAAAATACATAGTCTTTAAGAATAAGATAAGCACTTGCAAAACGGTTTAACTCATTTGTGCTGTCACTGGCTAATATATCGTAAGCATCTACAAGTGGCTTAACAGGCTCATAGTCCGCGTGGTATTCCTGATTGTTCTTATAGATAACAAAAGGAATTTCCTTAAATACATTCGGGTATTGATCATCCTTGCTTACAACAGAAAACTTATTAAATGAATCTTCTTTTAGTGTGTATATCTCTATACGATCTAAGTAGTATACTTCTAATTTATATGTTTTAGAGTTTAATTTGTCTTTATCTTCATCAATAACATAGTATCTTAAAGCTCCTGACAATTTAGGCTCGATTTCCATATTGAAAAGGAATATACATTCTTTGGGGTTAACGTTAGTAAATCTTAATTCGGCTTTATCATCTATATAGAGTAGTTCAACTCCTAAACCGTATTTGCTTTGACTCTCTCCAAGCTCACTTGTTTTAAGCGTTTCATCATTCCGGTCAAATATCTCTTGTAGGACTTGCATATATTGCTCGTTATCACTATCATAAGTTATTAACCCTGCTTTATACATATAACCCTTAACAATTTGAGTCATAGTTCTCGCATAAGGCACGGCAACCCGTGAATCGGGATTATCTTTGTCAACTTCCCTTTTACTCGCAATAGCAACATTAGCACCTATGTAGTATTGCTCATTCTCTGCGTATTTATTCCAAAACTCACGGTTATCTTCAATGAGTGTTTCAAGTTCTTTTTCGTTCAAACTTGTAAAATCTTCTACACGTGGGTATTCATAAATCTTAGTTGTTATTTTTACATCACCTTCCATTAAAGCCCCAATTGCCCAGCACTGTAACTGGTTTTTCTATACATCCGCATTAAGTTCTCTAATGCGTACCTCATGGCATCCATTAAATGATTATTCATGTCCAACGGTTCATTTAAAACGTTGCCGTCTTTATCCTCTCTATATTTATATGTACTTATCTCATTAATGAAATTAGTACACCGTTTATCTATTATTATTTTATGCTGCCTTATCCACTGTATGCCGTGCTTAACAGAATCCTTGCCTTTTATCGTGGCTTTGGCTGCTATATTGTACTGTTTAAGCTCCCTAATACTTTTAGGCTCTGCGCTATCGCAATAAACATACCCCTCAAACTTATCTTTAAAAACCTTTGCGATCTGGTTATTATCTAAACCCTTTTCATAATGTTCTTCTAATATATATATATTCCAATCTTTCCTTGCGAGTTTTACAATGGCTGTAGGATCATTTGTAAACCCAAAATCCAGCCCGTTATAATAAGAATTAAACTGCTCTCTTATATCATCTAAGTCTTTTACTTCCCAGTTGTTAAAAACAAGATTTCCTATGACACCCCAATTTCCTAGTACGTAAATATCATAGTAAACCTTATCTTTATATTTTAAACTCTCTAACTCTCTCTTGTAGTCCTCATCTAAAAAAGCATTATCTTTATAAGTTGTTTTAAGTATTAAGGTGTTATTATCTGGATTATCAAAGTATTTTTTCTTAATCCAATGTAGATTACTTATAGGGTTGAAACTTAACCAAATCTGTTTTTGGTATTCGTTCTCTCCCCTTAACCTTAAATTAAGCTGCATTAAATCGTCTTCGTTTAATTCTGTTGCTTCTTCTATCCAAATATCAGTTAGCTGCCCTTTTTTAACTGTAATAGATTTAATCTTTTCCGGATCATCTAACCCTTTGCATATAATTTGATTACCTTCTATCTTATTGGTAATAGTAAACTCTGACTTATTGACTTGAAATATTTGTGATAAATTATTATCACTTATAACCGATAAAAATAAGCTCCATACACTATCTCTCAATGTATTGCCTACTTTCCTAATGACTAAAAAGTTTCTTTGTGTTTCAATGAGCTTCAATATAATCATTTGTGCTAAGTAGTAACTCTTACCACTACCAGCACCGCCATAAACTATATTTAATCTCTTTGTGCTTTCTTTTAATGACTTGAAAGCATCATTTATTTTTATTGTGCACATACTCGACTTTTATATCTATTTTGTTGTTAGTATCATAATGCTCTTTAGGTTTACCATAAAGCCAATCACGCATAAACTCTATGGTTTTTATATCTCCCTTTTTAGCATTTTTCATCAATGCACTAGCCACTTCATCATAGTTATTCGCTAATAGGTGTTTAAGCCTTGTTTTTAACTTTGGAACCCTCTTACTTTCGTTCGGGGGCTGATTGGTACTAGAGAATTGACTATGCTTAGGAGGATCGCACTTCCCACTCATTGTATTATCCCGTTTTTTTACCGTTTACAATAAAAAAAGGCATGCTATAATTTAATATAACATGCCCATTTTTAAGGTTATTCATGTGCTTTATTGGAGGATAAAGTCATCATTTTAAAAAACCCCGAGTAATTGAGCATTATTAAGAGGCTCTCAGGGTTTACTATCTAATTTTTTCTCTTACAACTATATTGCAATTTTTTATATCTTTGTTGCTTACTGCATCAATTTCTATGTGTAAGCCTCTATCCTTTTTACTGGCTATTTTCAGGCTTAATTTTTGCAGCTCATCCCACAAATTGCTTTCTATTGTTGTACTGTAAGAATCCATTGTCGCTCCATTATATTATAATATTATTTTTATAGAAAATCAAGTTATTTTATGTTTTTTTTCATTCCCTATTAAAATTCTTTCGGGATCGTTTATATGTTTCTTTATAATAAAAAACACTTTATAAATTGCCCTTGCAAATTCTTTTAGATGTTTTATTTTATGTGCGTATGATGGGTAAATTATATTAGTTGCAAGAAATTTTTCTTTTAACATTAATTGCGTATATAGTGTTTCTAGTATATTTGTTTTTTCATGATCAAATGTAAACTTTATAATGTGATCTACTTCATTTATTTTTATCGGCAATTGGTAATAATCTGCACATCCTACTATAACTTTTTTAATCTCTTTTCCGATCTTTGCCAGATAATGAGGTCTATAAATCCTATGTAACATCATGCTCATTGTTATAGCCGCAGGCGTTACGTTATCAGTCCAGTAAGTTGATGAAATAAATTTATTGCCTTCTTCTATATCACCTCTCATTAATACAGCACCACATGGGAATCCATTTGACATGCTTTTACCAAATACAGCCATTGCAGGACGAAGCCCCCATTTTTCATGAATGCCACCATTGGCAAATCTAAAACCGCTTGTAATTTCATCAATTATCAATATATATTTCTTATTAATCTCTTTTAGAAGCTCTATCCATTCGGGCGATGGTTCTTCATACCGTATAGCCTCGACAATTACTATTCCTATATTTTTGTTAATAACTTGATAAAAACTCTCTATATCATTATATGTAAATTTTCTATGGTTTTCGTTTTGTAACTTCCACCCTGAATAACCACATTGTAAAATGCCTTTTCTGTTAGTGTTTGCTTTGGCTATTTCAGCAGCTACTTGGCAAGCCTCCCCGCCGGATCGTGTGAATCTCACTTTATCTGCCCATTTATGAATTTTTATAAAATTATCTGCATTTATTTTATCATTAAATGAATTAAGTAAGCTAAAAGATCCGTCGTTTATAGCTTTCTTTGCCATTGCATTAATTATAGGGTTTGAGTATCCTAATACACATGCTGAAAATCCAATGTGTGACATATCAATGTATTTCTTGTTTGAAATGTCTGTTATTTCACATCCCTTTGCTTTCTTCTGATATATAGGAAATCCACTACAGAAATATTCAGGGCGCTTACTATATAAACCTAATACATTCATAATATAGCCTCGTTTCTTTTGTGCATACTGTTTATTTTTTTCAACAATGGGTTTTCATCCAGCTTTTCTATTATCATATCTAACCCGAAATTATCTAAGTTTTCACCGTAAAATGTAACATAATCTATAAACAGAATATCGCTTAATATTCTTAAAACATAATAGTCCTCAATATGATCTAGTGTTAATCTATATTCACTGTAATCTATTTCACTGGCAATGTGTTCTGTTTTAAATGGTATTGAATCTTCCATGATGTATGTTACAACATGTTCTCTATGTATAACATTGGTTATAGTTTTATTTAGCTTATCTAGTGTTTTCTTCCTGATAACTGATACATCCATGCCATCGGGATAAGTTTCTAATCCTAACCACGCATTAGTCGTAAACTCGTTACCATGTTCTAAGTGTGTTTTGATCACATCGTCAATTATTGCTGGATCTATTAACGGGCAATCGGCTGTAATCCTTACTATATTTTGGCATGGGAATTGTTCACTTGCTTGGCAATATCTTGTTAATAAATCATCTGGATCACCCTTAAAAAATGGTATTCCTACTTCACATAAATATTCTGCAAACTCTGGCTCATTATCTGGAATAATAACAATTACATTGTTTATTCTCTCGCACATCATAACACGCTCATAACATCGTTGTATTGCGCTTTTTCCGCAGAGATTAAGTAAAACCTTGTCTGGTAACCTTTTTGAACCTGTGCGGGCTTGTATGAAACAATTAACTAAAGACTCTGGCATATAACCTCCAAAATACTACTAATAAATAATAAGGCATATAAACTAAATCAAATCCTATCCACTCCGCACGAAAAGCATAAAAGAAATTTAAAAAGCCTTTTTTATATTTTTTTGCAAATTCTCTGTCACTTATCCCATAACGAATAAATCTACTCTTTATTTCTTTTAAATTATTCACAGTTAAATCTATTACTTTCACATTTGACCTATAAAATCTATGCCCATCATCATACATTCTTTTAAATAAATCTGTATCATCTGAATGTGACATAGAACTATCATACATATATTCTTTTAAAATGCTCGTTCTCATAATATACGGAGTGCCTACAATTTTTTGTTCTCCTGCGGGAAATTTCTTTTGCCATCGTTTATATGTTTGCTTTTCTAAATAATTCTTAAAGGCATTATTGGGAATTGTCATACAACTTACACATGAATAATTATGTAAATGTGATGATAAAATGTATAAATCTGTTGTCATTAAATTATCGCTTCCCAAAAATAAAACGTACTCTGTTACTACATGTTTTAATCCTGCGTTTCTTGCGGCTGCTAAACCTTTTCCCTTATCTTTTACAACATAAACATTTTTATATTTTCTGGCAATTGCTAAAGTATCATCTATTGAACAATCAACTAAAATTACTTTATAATTCTTACACTTATCTAAAACTTTTTTTATATTATTTTCTGAATTTTTTGTGCAAATTATAATTGTTAGATTAAGCATTAAAAAACTCCATGTTTTCCCTTAGTTGGAAAACGTTATCTACACCGCCAACAAAATGTACTTCATGCCCCAAATCTTTTCTTTCATACTTTTTAAAATCTTCGCTGGTTAAATTACTATCTAAATTAAAATATGATCTTATCCAGACGTCACCGTGAAGCATCATAACTGGCATATAATCTAAAAAGTATTTAGTAAACGGTATAAAAGTTATATTTGCATCCCCTCTTAATTCATGCGGATAATAAATACTTGATCCCCATTTTTCTATTATACCCTTTTTTACACGTTGCTTTAAAACATAACCTATCCAATGTGTTGAATCTCTTGTCATACAACTGTATATCTTATTTACTTTTAATATTTCTAAACTTTTTTCTAATTCGCCATCGTGCCATGACTTAGTATTTATTTTAAACAGATCCGCTCCAAATTCTCCTATAATCTCCTGAGCATTCCCATAATTAAAAGCAGTATCTAAATAAACACCGCCTAATTTTTTATATTCTTCCAGAATCTTGAAACATTCTTTTTTACTTAATTCTGATCCATTATATTTTTGTCCGAAATTAGTCGTTCCTAATATGAACACCCTAACACCTCCATAATTTTTTTTGCATAACTATGTTCATTATTCGTAATATTTAAAATATGTTGCATATCCCTTCTACACTGTAAAAAATTACCTTTTCTTAATGTTCTATTATTTAAAAAATTTAATCCTATGTTTAAATTCTGTTGGATATATGCATTTAATTCATTTGCTGGTATTATTGAATTTTCAACTGTACTAGATAAATAATGTGCATCTTTTATTTTACCTATATTTCCATTTTTTTTATAATCATCATATAAATCCGTCCCCTTGAAAACTTGTAGCATATTAACCTGATACCAATCTAAATCTAAACCTTTCATAAATTCCATGCTGGTATAAACATCATCCCAAGTTTCATTGGCAAACCCAAACATAAAAAAACCAATACAATACATTAAATCATTTTTTTCTCTAATCCAATTCATTATTTGTTTTGCATTATCAACAATTTTTTCACTTTTCTTTAATTCTCTTAATAATCTTTTAGAACCACTTTCAAATGCTAAATTAAAATATAATAAACCTGAATCCATTGCTAAATTCACAAATTCCTGATCCATATTAGAAACATAAAAACCAGCATTAGAAATCCATTTTATATCTAATGGTATTAAAGCCTTGTAAAGTTCTTTCGTTTTCTTTAAATTAACCCCATTGTTTTCTTCATTAAAAATAAATACTTCAATATCATACTTCTCTTTAAGCTCTTTTATTTCTTCTGTGATATCATTAACAGGTCTATGTGTGTATTTTCTTTTTGTTATTGCATGACCTGAGCAATAAGTACATTTACAAGGGCATCCCCTACTTATTTGAATAGTTGCTACTCTGCAATTCTCTTTGTATACCCTATCTATTACAGTGCGCCCTAATATTCCATATTCACCAATTAGCAGATTATCTCTGTAAGGTTTTAGCTCCATCCAATTTGGTGTTTGATCACCTTTTAATATTTCATCAATATATGGTAATTCATCCATCATAGAAGCATAAAGCCCTCCAGCAATAGTTTTTATATTACTATCATATTCTTTTACTCTTTGGGCTACCCACAATGCACAATCTTTATTTAGTTCATATAAAAATGATATTCCTACCATATCAGGTTTAAATTTATTTAATCTAGCTTGTAAAATAATTGAAATAATTTCTTTGTCAAACTTTCTATATTTTAGCGTTTCTATTTGTAAATCTAATATTTCTGCATCATGCCCTTCTTTTATGTATTTCGCGGCTAGGTACATTAACCCTATCGGTTCATCGGTGTTAATTTTCATTCTCTTTGAATCTTCTATGAATGTATCTATTGATCCATAAGTTATTGGATTAATTAATAATATTTTCATTCATAAACCTTATAAGTTATATCTGGGCGTAACCAATTAAAAGGATTTCTTCTCTGGATAATTCGTGTTTCTTTTTCGTTAGGTTCAATAATTTTCTTTCCTGTGCCTAATGACTCTAAACACTTATTGCCACTTACAATCATTGTTTTCCATTCTCGCGGATCTAGTGAAAAATGATCATCAGGGCTATTATTTTTTTCTATTTTAAAATGTCTTTCAATATATCTAGCGCCGTATGCAATGGCAACATGTACCGGAAACAAATCTTTTGTGTGATCACTTAACCCTTTTTCCGAGTATGTGCTAGGTAATAAATCTAGGTATTTTAAATTTAAATATTTATAATTATTTTTTCCGTTAGAGTAATTAGTGTTACATTGCATGAATACTTTGTTTTCGTGGCTTTTTAAATGCCTATAGAGTTCTTCAACATCTTTATGTGTAGCAGCACCTAAACCAAATAACATTTTTTTGCCTGTTTTTTCTACGTATTGAATTAAAGGGAAATAGTTTATATCACCGCTTCCAATTTTAAAGGCTGTTACATAATCATTCAAAGCATCAACAGCTTCTTTATTGTAAGGCGTTGCCATAAATTTTATATTTGCCCTTTCGCAATCTCTTGCAAGTGTTGGAATCCATTCTAACGGTGTTTCATATTTCTGGTACGTTTCATATATATCATCTTTCCATTTGCTTTGATGTGTTAATTTTCCTATATATTCAAAACCTTTTCTATCTATTAATGTTTTAGCTGTAAAGAACTGAAATTTTATTGCCGTTGCCCCTGCGGTCGCTGCTGCATGAATTAATCTTTGAGCCATTACCAGAGATCCATTGTGATTACTTGCAGGGTCCGCGATCCATTCAATCATTTATCATTTCCTTAAGTTCTTGAACACTCATAAATTTATTGTTCTTACTGTTATAATCTAAACCTGTTTTTTCACCGTTTTTATGAATGATATAATAATCTTTATATTCATCATACTTATCATATATTGATATCATTTGTTCATGAAGTTTTTCTCCCGGTCTTATAGTGGTTATAACCGCCCCCATTTCAAATGCTTCAACTAAATCAAGTATTCTATAACTGGGCAATTTACTCACAAATATTTTACCACCTTCATCGTCGTTAAAAGCCGTAATTATTAATTCAACCGCTTGTTCTAAAGTAATGCAAAATCTTGTCATATCAGGATGTGTAACTGGTAAAAATTCTGCCCCCTCTTTTTTAAGCTGTTTAAAAAAAGGTATAACAGAACCACGCGAACCTGTTACATTTCCATATCGTACAACGTTTAATATAATTTTATGGTTCTCTGCGTATACATTAGCATGTTGGAAAAGTTTATCGTTTACTGCTTTTGTATGCCCATATAGATTTATTGGTTGGCAAGCTTTATCCGTGCTAAGTGCCACTACTTTTTTTACTTTATTGTTTATAGAACACTCAATAACATTTTGAGCACCTAATATATTTGTTTTAACGGCTTCAAAAGGATTGTATTCAAGTGTATCAACTTGTTTTAATGCTGCTGTATGAATTACGAAGTCTACACCCTTCATTGCTGTATTAAGCCTGTTTTTATCGCGTATATCACCTATGAAATATCTTAATCTATCGTCTTGAAATTGCTTTTTCATTTCTGATTGCTTCAGTTCATCTCGTGAATATATAATAATTTTTGATGGATTTGTTTGTAGTAAACGATTGGTCAAATGTTTTCCAAGTGATCCCGTGCCACCTGTTATTAAAACAACTTTATTCTTAAACATTTATAGTCCTTTTACGGATAATAAGAGGGGGACTCAAAGCCCCCTTGCTATTGGGAGTGTGTTTGATGAATCAATTGTGCTCCCCAACTAATAACAATATACTCTTACTTTTACAGTTAGTCAATATCTTTATTACTTATATATTCTTTTAATTCTTTACCCATATTTAAATAAAACTTTTCCCTTGAAATTCCTACAATTCTAATGTGATCTTTTAAGTTAATAACTTCTTTTTTTGTTAAATATTCAAAAGTTTGTATACCCATTATTTTAATTAATCTTTGCTCGCCTGCTTTAGTGTGAGCCTTTGCATGGCATCCATAGCATAATGCAAACCCGTTTCTGTAATCATGCCGTAAAACCCTAACGCGCCTTTTTATAAAGTGGTGACATTGTAAGTTATGCTCGCCACCAATACCACACATTACGCATCTATAATTATCTTTTTTTAATACTGCATCTCTCCAGAGTTTTTGTAAGTATCGGTCTTTCATTTTATACCCCCAAACAATCCTTGATCATCTAAATAAAACTCATTGTCAATTCGTGCCTTTTCTGCTTTGAATCGTTTTTCTTGTGCTTCCCAATAATCTTTGTCAATCTCGCACCCCTCAAAGTCATAACCTAATTCATAACAAGCAATTCTACTTGATCCACTGCCGACGTGGGTATCAAATATTTTATCTTTTATGGTTCCTCTTCCATTGCATTTTTTACAATCTTTTATGTTGTTTTCATACCCTGCATAATTTTCTAAATACCCCAATCCACCACACTTTTTACAATCTGTTTCTTTTGCATAGTTTTCTAATAGCCATTTGTAAAGGGCTATTGGCTTTTGTGTTGGGTGGATTCTCACAGTTTTTTCACCTTTTTGGAATCCTTGCCATAAAAAAGAAAATGATCTTAGCCCTTTTTTAAAGGATGTAAAAGCCAATTCACCATCTGAATAATCAGAATCTCCATTTTTTTTATCCCAATACACCCATCCCATAGAACCTTTTAAATATTCTACAAAATAGTTACCGCCCCATATTATTTGATTTTTACTTATTCTGAATAATTCTGCAAAATATTTTTTATCTGGTGTTTTTTTATCCCACTCTTTTGGATTATGTATTTTCTTTTTAGGATTGTGCCATCTTAACGGGTTGTTTTCTCGTTTTTTAAACGACTCCCCAATCCCATAAGGTGGGTCAACTATTGCAAGCTCGTAATAATTATCTGGCTTATCTTTCATAAATTCCATGCAATCAATCAAGTATACTTTGTTCATCTATACCCCCTATACCTTAACAAACTTTTTCAAATCTTCTTAAAGCACAATTAAACTCCATTCTATATTTACCCAGTTTTCCATTTCTATTTTTATCAACTATGAACTCAACTAATCTTTTAGAGTAATCACCATCAATAGCCTGTTGTAAAGTATGCATTAAAATTATTTTATCAGCATCATATTCTATATCAGAGTTACCTTTTAAATCGTTAGCTGTTGGCGGGCGTTCTGCTTTCTTACCTTCTCTGTTTAATGCTGCTACTGTTACAATAGGTGTTTCAATTGCCTTTGCTAAATCCTTAATTTCCTGTGAAACAATCTCTAGCCTGTCATATAATGTTCTAGCTCTTTTTGTTCTTAAATATTGCAGATAATCAATATAAATAATATCACATTCTTTTACTAACGCAGCATATTTTATTTTTTTCTTCATAATATCCCAATCTCTGGTACTATCATCTATGTATAATGGTTTCTCATACAATCTTTCATTAACACTTATTATTTTATCTTTTTCCGCATTAGATAATTGGTTTAGTTCATATTTATTGCAATCAATTCCTGCTAAAGAACATGACAATAAATTAACTATTTTTTGCTTTTTCATCTCGCAAGTAAAAAAGCCTACTTTTATATTATTTTTAATTTGCTGTAATATAAGACTCAATACATAAGAGGTTTTTCCTGTTGATTGCCCCGCGGCTAATACTATGTAATCTGTTGTATCATAGCCATTTTGACTATTATCTAAATGTGATATTCCAGAATAGATCTTATGAACTTTCTTTCCTTCCTGTAATCCTTCAATCATTGAAACGCAATTATCTTTTATATCCTTTATTTCTTGTATCTTTGTGTGTTCTCCGTCGTAAAACTCTAGCATAAATTCATCTGCTATTTTTGATTTTTTTTCATCCATTTTTCTAATCCTTTTATAGCTGTTTTTTCTTCTTGTAATGTTGCAAAACTTTGATTTTCAAAACATATTCTGTTTAGTTCTTCTTCTGTATATTCTAATCTATTTTCTAAAATTGCTGTTGTTAATTCTTTTCTCTCTTTACTTAGATATACAAAATCTTGTATTAATTCCGGATGATGTTTTATTATTTGCTCACGTCTTGTCATAATATCCCCTTGAATAAATCATTTTTATCATATTCTATTATCCCCATAGCTTCGTTTAAAATGTACTTTCCGACTTCAGGGTTTACCATATTTCTTAATATTTTGACCTTATCATACTTTCCTGTGATTTTATATTTTTCTAGGCTCACTCCATAAACAACACTATTTGATTTTATTTGCCTATGTTTTCTTTTATCATTAAAAAGATTTGCTTTTATTGGAAAGTTACACCAAAAAGGGTGTCTATGTAAAATAACATTCGGGTCAATTAAATAATCATAATAAGGAACTACATTTTCTATAACCCATTTTGATTTACAATAATGCTTTAATAATATTATTTGCTGATAAAGCGCCATATCTGGGTATTTAACATCATACCGCCCCGCCTTAACAAAAACTTTTCTCATATCTGAATGAGTAGGACACGGCGGAGAACTCCATATAAAATCAAACTCTTTGTAATGGTTTAATAAATATTCGTGGGCGTCAGCAACAATTACTTTATCATTTGGAAAGAAATCTTTATATATATCTGCAATCTGCTGGTTATATTCGACTGCTGTTATATCGTGATCATCTCCCCATAGTTTACGGTTGCCGCCTATCCCTGCATATAAGTTTAATATTTTCATATATCTATCACCTCCGCGGATTGATCTTTATATATCAGATCGGGCGTTTCTTCTTTAATGCCAAGAGAGCTAATAACCCAGTTGTTTATTGCTCCATAATCTGATTTATATTTCTTTCCATTACTTAGCTTATAGGATGATAGTTTATCTAGTATTTTATTAACATTGTTTATTCCATATTTTTCTATAAGTGTATTGTATTCTGTTTCTTTAAGTAAGATGTTATCTCTATATTTATTCTTATCTAATCTAATCTTATCTAAAGTATCTTGTTGGCGTCTATAAGACGTCTTAATTTTACTCTTATCATCTATAAGCTTCTTTTTCTCATAATACCTTTTATTTCTTAAAGCTCTTAGTTCTTTAGTGCGTTCCATTCCCTCAATATTTTGGTGTTTCTCCCAATTGACTATTTTTATAAAGTCGTCAACAATTTCGATCATGTCAAAGCTTACAAATGTGTTAAGTGCCATCATTACAACTTTACTATCTCTATTCATTATATCTGCAAGGGTATCTGCTGTAAATGGAATATCCCTTGTAAGATATACCATACCTAAATCATTTCTTTTTCCTGCTAACGCTAAAAGCTTTAACCATATAACTAGCATTGTATCGCCTTCTGGAAGCTTCTCAATTAGTTTAATTTTTTCATCATCAAAGATATCTGTTGTTATCTTTATCCACTTTATATCTGACATTCCCTCTCCCCCTATAATAAAAAAAGGCAACATAACACCATATAAATTAATATATGTCGGACGTGTTACATTGCCTAAATATCTTAAAAATCGTCCGCTAATCATTAAGATACTCTTTTATATCATTTATTTATCAAATGGTAAACTTGGATTTTTCAATTGTTTGTCAATTAATAATCCTTGTGAAACATAACTCAATTTATGAAGTTTTTTTGTTAATTCTTGTAAGCTGTCCTCGCTTAAATCTAAAGCCTCAACAGCTTTTGCAACATCAGAGGTTGATAAATCTACAAGCCTTAATATATATTTTAAATATCCGCTTAATCTATGTATGCTAAAGACTATTGCTTCCGCGTCTTCTTTTAATGTTGCATCAGTAACTAATTTTATTCCATTTTTTGATGGTAATATTACAACACCATCTTCTTGAAGTTCTATTATTCTACTTCTTAATGTTGGAATTGTTACATTAAAATGGTTTGCTATTTCATACATCTTAACTATACCAACTTCATTTTCCAAATACGCTAATACATCTTCTTTTAATAATTTCTTTTTACGCATTATCAGCTCCAATTGTTCTAAGTTTTTTTAATTTTTCAATAATATTTGATATTCTCTGATTAAAACCATGATGATATTTTTCTGATAAACTTGGCTTTTTAACAATCATATCATTTACATATTTTTCTATTTGTTTTATATCATAGGCTATGTCTAGTGTATCAAATGGTTTTTCTCTTTCTGATTTTACAAATAATTCAGGCTTTTCTTTTTTCCTTTCTTCTACTTGAATATCATAAACCTTTTCTCTTATATCATTACTTGATATATCTTCTATTTCTTTTTTATCTTCTAATAAAGATTTAGTAATAATCTTTTCAGCATACTCTTTTTGCTTTTCAGCAGGTATTTTTTTCCTTCTCATTTCTTCCATAAACACTTTTGAATGTCTAGGGCTTTGGAATGTTTCAACCGCTTCCCTGTCAATAGAATGATCTTTATATCCATCGATAGTCTGCAAAGATTGATATATTATATGATGCTTCCAAACTAAACCAAGAAATCTATTTATCACCTTTGCTTTTATATCTCTTTTCTTTTCATAAAGTTCAAATTCTACATTATTTTCAAATATGCCGGAAAGAAGCTTGCTGTCTTTGTAGTTTTTTTTCTTCACATACTTTCCTATCTCTTTGCCTAAATATTCTTTTGCCACTTGTACAGTTTCATTTATAACACTTGTATTGATCTTCCAGTCTTCCATGTTTTCATTTGCCATTATTTTAATCATTGTTGCATCGTCAATCTCTTTAACTGGTATGTCAATTTCTTCTATACCTAATTCTTTAATTGCTTGTAATCTATGGTGCCCATAAGCTATCTGGTACTCTCCGTTTTCTTTCCTAGATAAAATATTATCCCAGAATCCTGTTTGATTTATTGATTCTTTTAATGATTCTACCTTAGTCCTGTCTATAGGATATTTGTCTATTTTCCTATATGGATTTGGTTTTAAGTCTTTTACTAATACTTTCATTTTTTATCTCCTTAATTTTATTTTCAAGCCTTTCTATTTTATTGGCTTGCTCTGCACCATGTACTCTAGCGATATTACTCATATTGCAATAAGGGCAAAATGGTATATCTGCCATCCATTCATGAGATGGATCTTTGTTACACTTCTTCATATTTCCTCCATAAAAAAAGCCCTTACTCGGTAATCCACCTCAAAAGAGGGTCAGCAGGACTACCGAATAAAGGCTCATAATGTTTTGTTATTGCTGACTTAATAACTTTCTTAATATACCATATTCATAAAAATATATCAATTACTTTCCATCTTGAAATTCTGTTTTACTCCCTTTAATTAGTTTTTTTCCGCAATAAAAACAATATGTGTTTGTGTAATTTCCAATTCCTTGATTTGAAAATATATAATACTCACCTCGCTCATCCTTTTTGATGTAATTGACAGTAAACATCATTTCACAATTTTTACATTGAATAACTTCGTTATCTATTTGTATTGTTGTATATATCATTTCGTCCTCCTTTTTTAAAAGTGCCTGGCTATACAGGCAATACCCATTCTCTAAACGTCTTTAGAGTGATACTTGTAAACATTCAAGTCAGCTGGTGCGCTTCGTTGAGAGGCGTTCCGGGTAATGTTTTTTATTATTTTTTCAAAAACCCACATTGGGAAAAAATAAAATACAATTTATTCCCTTTTAAATCCTTATTTTTTTATTGCAGTATGGGCAATATCTGGGAAATTTAATATTACATAAATAATCATCATAATAGAAAACGTGCCCTCCCTCTTCTTTTAACCCATAAATTTCACCATCATAATTTAGTACTTTATCTAAATAAATTCCACAATCAGTTACAACCTCACACAGTAATTTTGTAAAACTCCATACACATTCGGATTTTTTCATTTCTTTTTCCTCCTATATGGTGGCGGTGGTAAAGGGTTTTTGAGCCATTCTTTTATACGCTTCTCAAAGTCCTTTATTTCTTGCCAGATTTTTTCAATTTTTTGGTCGTTAGTCATCGTATGTCTCATGTAAATAACAATCATCACAATATTCTATTTCGCACTCATCACAAATATTTTGATCTGTTATCCAGCCCCTAGCCTCTGCCATGTCTTTTTTTAAGCTCCAGTCAATCATTCTATCACCTCCCCAAAATATTTTAGTAGTTTTTGCGCATATTCTCTATTCCATGACCATGAGTATTCGTCAAAACTTTTTAGCCATTCAATAACATCTGGTTCAATCTGCTTGGCTTCGGTTATGGCTTTTTCGTAAAGTTCTTTTAATTTTGTTGTCATTTTTAAAGGTCCATTAGTTTCTTTATATATTTTATTATAATATTCCCTCGCCTTTTCCAATGCTGTCATCTTTTTTGGTTCTACCTTGCCCTCGTTAATAAGCATATTTAACCAAAAATCGCGGTCCCCTTTACTATCGGAAATACGCTTAAGAATATCTTCGCACTCTGCATATTTTATCATTTTCTCCCCCATGAAACTTGATCATAATTATAGCCTAGAATCATTGGTGTATTAAATCTATTAAATTCCCTTTCATCTTCAGTAACCTTACCTTTTCTAAATTTATTCCCTGTAATTAAATCTTTTGCCTGAAAAAATTCGTTTTTTATTTTTAGCATTTCAGCATCTAATTTTTCCATTAGTTTATAGGTATCTGAAAATGAATAATTAGCAGCAGCAGGCGATTTATTTAATTTAATGCGTAAACGTGCCTGATATTTTTTTACTTGCCTTTTTTTAACCTCATAAGCACATTCTTTATGGTATTTTTGTCTTTGTCTAGTGGCTTCAAATGGCTTTCCGCATTCTATACATATTTTTGTCATTCTGCCTCCACTATTTTATATGCTATTCCATTAATTATTTTTGTATACCAGTTATATTTCATATTGTTGTTATTTAGGATTTTAATAAAATCCCTCATAGCTTTTAGTTCATTTATTCCGAATTTTACACTCATTAACATCTAATACCTCCTTTGTGTTATAAGTTGATTCTAGCCATATAACTTTTTCCATTGCCTTTTCATATTTCCACCAATAATAAACGCTGATACTAAATAATGCCACCATAAGTAAAAATATACTTGCAATAATAATCCTCATAAATTTCTCAATTGGTTCTTTTCTTCTTTTGTAATGTTCTACCATTTTTTTCTCCAATAAAATAGGGTTAGCATCAAAACGGAAAATACTAACCCCGATGTAAAAGTTTGCATCCACCTAACAGATGGATAGTGTTACCCGCTCAAAGGTATTAGCACCCCAACCCCGTGAGAGGTTAGGGAACTAACATTTATTTTGGAGTATCACTTAACAAGTGATTTAAGCTCTTTATATAAAAGCTGGTATTAAACCAGCTCATATTTAAAAACAGCTTCTGTTTCTTTAAAATACTCAAACATTTCATCAATCTTGTTTTCCTCACATGATGTGATAAATGTCATCACGTTGCCACCCCATTGTTTTTGATACCATTTAATTCTTGTCATCCTTAACTCCTCAATGTTTGTTATAATATAAGTATACTACATTTTAAAAATATGTCAACACTTTTTTTAAACTTTTTTATTATTTTTTTTTATTAAATAATACTTGACTATTTTTTAAGCATGTAGTATAAATAGATCATGGAGGTTAACATGAAGCATTTAAATGTTGAAATATCAACCGATCTTATGTTGTATCTTAAAGAAAGAAGTAAGATCGAAAAGAAGTTTTTATCCTTAATTGTATCTGAAATGATACAACGTGATAAAGAATACCACGACGCTATAGAAAAACAAGCCTTAAATGAGCTAATAAAGGAGAAATAATGCACGTTTACAAGTTTGATGATGAAACATTTCCTAGTGTTACAACTATACTGGGGCAACTTTCAAAAGGGGATTCACTAATGCAATGGGCTGTTGATAAATCATTTGAAGTTGGCGATCGTTTAGGCTGGAAAAATTACCGTACTAAAACCGCCGATTTAGGAAGTGAGCTACACGCCCTCATAGAAGCACATATCAATGCGAGATTAAACGAAAACTCACTTGATATAGAAATTATAAGAAAGCAGTTTAACGAGGCTGCTATACCAATGTATATGCAATTTTTGGTATGGGAGAAAAACAATGTAAAAAAATGGATAGAAAGCGAGCAACCTATATTTCATTTCTGTAAAGGTTTCGCTGGCACTTGTGATATGATATTTGAAGATATTAACGGAGAGATTGTATTGTGCGATCTTAAAACATCTAATGATATCTATAAAGAAGCAGAATTACAAGTTAGCGCATATTTAGCAGCCCGCGAATCTATGGTAGGAGGGTTTAAAGTTACCTTTTCTGATGGTAAATCCTCATGGAATAAGGAATTATTTTACAAAGGCATTAAGATTTCTAAATGTGCAGTCCTTATGATTTCAAGAGATTTCTTTGATCTTAAGTATAAGGTCATTAAAGATCATGAAATGAAATATGAATCGTTTCTAGGTCTTGTAAAATATTATTATTATTCTGCAAAACGCAGAGTTAAAAATCAAATAACAAAGGAGTTATACTAATGAATAAACCAATTAAAAATTTTAAGGAAGGTCAAGTCACCTTGTCTGTATGGCAAAAAGATTACAACGGAAAACCAATTTATTCATATTCTTATCAAAAGTCCTACAAGGATAAACAAGGTCAATGGCAAAATACCACTTTTTTAAACAAAACCGATCTAAAAGATTTATCGTTTCTTATTGATACTGTTATACAACAGGGGATAATTAACAAACAACAAGCCCCCAGTCAACCACAACAACAAGCACCAAGTCAACAACAGCAGATGTTGCAAGACACATTCCAAGCTGTTAACACTACTCCAGACCCTTATCAGAATGATCAAAATATACCATTTTGAAGAACATGAAGGAGTGACCGATGATGTGGTTAATTTATTGGATGGGGTCTATTGATAGTATAAAAGCGTGCATAGCAGGTGTTTGCGGTGCTTTTGGTGGCAGTGGATGTGGTATTTTATTGATTTCTTATATTGGACATATTATATGTGTATCTGGGAATGATGATGATGGTATTAAAAAAATTAAGATTTTGAGAAAACCTGCCTTATTATTATCATTTCTATTAATACCTGCTATAATGACTGTTTTTATTCCATCGTCAAGAACATTAGCATTGATGTATGGAGTAAACAGAGTAGAAAACTTTGTGAATAATAACAAGGATAATATTGATGAAATATCAAACAAAACATTAAAGATCATAAATAAAAAATTAGATGATCTTTTGGAAGGAGATAAAAAATGATAATGGAATACAGTTCAATGTATAATCCATTATTCGGAGATGATTCACCCGATGAAATTGAATTAGATTATGATTTTGAGGCAAGGGATGTAATTGATTCTTTGCCTAATGGGTGTGACGGTGTTTTATTAAACTGGGAGGTTGTTAATGGAAATAATACAAATATCGAATGAGATACAAAAAAAAATTAAAGAAATTGATTCTATTAGAGCATCAATAAAAGATAGGGGTTTAGAAAAAGCCCGCACTATTTCTGATTATGAGAGGGCTATATCTATAGTAATAATTAAGCTTAAAAACGGTGTAGAATTTACACTTGATGGTGAAACAGTTGTTAATCCTCAAACAACTATAATTGAAAAGCTCGCGCGCGGCATTTGTCATAAAGAAAAACTTGCAATGGAAGAAGCGGAATCTCTTTACAAGTCTGCTGTATGTAATATGCAGGCTGTACTTGCTCAATTAAATGCGCTACAAAGTTTATTTAGTAAATTAGATAGGGGTTAATATGAAAAAACTATGTATAATGTTTTTACTTGTTACAATGTCAATAAGTAGTATGGAAATAGGTAATTATTCATTAAAGTTCAATAAAGAAATAACTTGTGAATATATCGTTTACGAAGGTTTAAATAATATGATACCTGTTATATGGGATCTTAATAAAAAGATGCAAATATATTATATTTACGAAAAGGGCAAACTTAAAGAAAAAGGTTTCAAATTTTCTAACTTCTGGTTATGCACTGACTATAAAGCTTTTAATGATCTTGTGTATTTAAATAGATCCCAAATGAAATGGAAAGCCCGTTTAATTGGTGTAGCTGATGAAATAGTCCATGTAATTTATAATGTGTTTGCTTCTGAGCAAGGTGAAAAGGTTAGGTTAGAGTTACAAGATACATCCAATAATTTTTGGGTTGTTTTAAATATATCTAAGGATCAATTATTTTAAATTTTACTTTAGCTCTTTTTAGCTCATTAAGAAGGTCAGCATAATATCTTTGTGTATCATTGTGATATGTTGTCATTCTCTCCAAGAATTCGGTTAGTGATATATCAGGGGGGATATCTTTTAAAGTTGGATATTCCTCCATCACTACCGGACTACTCTGACAGCTTATAATAATCAATAATAGCATTAACAAAAGGCTTATGTATTTTTTCATATTCTCCCTCCTGTTTAAGCTTTTCAGCTTTTTTTCTTGCAATCAATATTTTCTCTTTCTCTTTATAATATTTCTTTTCATTTTCTATTCTTGTTTTTGTATAACTCTTTTCGTTGTTTAATAATGTAGTATGGTTCATCTTCAATCTGTTTATTCTGCAAGTCTGCACGCTTATTACAACTAATAAAACACATAGCAAAAGTATAAATAATCCTCTTACTATCCAACTAATATAATTCATTTATCCCTCCTGAAATTACTGCTTGCTTTCGCTCCCCAGACAATAGTCAATACTCCTGTTTGGCTTGCTATAATTGCGTTAATATAACTTAAATCATTCCTTATAAATATCCATACGGAAAAGAATATTATTATTATTTCCATAAGTATAAAAGCTATTAATCCAATTATTTTTCCTTGTGTCATAAATTTTCTCTTAGTTCATAAGCGTATAAAAACCTTTTTGGATCAAAAAACATTCGCTTACCAATTATTTTATAACGCCCATTTCTCATGAAATATCTAACAGTATCATTTATGTTTGGTGACATCGTAAAAACTTCAAAATGTAAGTGCGTTCCTGTACTGTAACCTGTATTTCCCATTATACCAATACTATCATATCTTTGTATTGCGTTTCCTTCATTAACCCAAGTTTCCTCGCAATGAAAATAATTTGTGTAATAGTTTACCCCTGCAATTTCACTTACTATTTGTATATAATTACCCTCGCCAAAGTTCCCTATACGTGAACGGCGACAAAGTCCGCTTATAAAACACAACAACTCATGATTGCCGTCTGCAAGGTCAATGCCTGTGTGAAACTCTTTTTTTTGACTGTCAAAAGGGCTGTCGCGCCATCCAAAAGGACTTGTTATTCTATATCTATTTAATATCTCTGACATTTGTAACCCTCCATTTAATATCTTGTATAACGTATGTTATAGGGGTTGACTGGTAAAGGCTTGCCACGTGTTCAATAGCTTCGGTAAGACATGTATGATGTGTTTCTACATCATAATTAACAGCTACCCATAAATTATGGTATCTATATACACAAAAACCATGTGACATTTTAAAAGGCTCTGCAATATAGGTTACTAAATACGATCTATAACCTTTGTTATAGTAATATACTTGATAACATCTATGTAGTGAGTTACAATCACCGCCTTTGTTTAGTGTCCTGACAGCATCAAATTGATAATCAAATGGCATACCTAAAAGCTTATCCGGTTTATACATAGCTGTAGAATGTAAATGTAATTCTGATAATTTATATTGTTTAATTAGTTTGATTTCACTCTCTAAAGTGCCAATCCACCCCATTAAACGTCCTATTATCCATTTTATTCTTACCCATAATTTCCACATAATTATTTCCATAGTTTAAAAATTATCGTTAAGACTACTGTAACTACAACAGGTAGTGCCCCAACAGCAGCCCAAAGACCTTTTATATTTACACTATTTTTAATGGTTTCATCTTTTACTTTATCAAATTTACTAAATAATCTATCTATTTTACTTTCTACACTTTCTAACTTTTCTTTTACATAATCCTGATAATCAAAGTCACTCATTTTACACCTCTGTTATTCTAATACTACTATCTCTTTCTCCTACATGCAATGTAAAACTTGAACCTGTATTTGCATATATTCTCATATCATAAGTAACATCTTTTGCAGCATTTAACACCGCGTCGGCTTGAAATATTGATCTTGTAACAGTTCCAACAGTTTGCTCCATACTATTTTCATATCTTGTAGAATTTTCATTTTTATGAATGTATGCACTCATATATTCACTAGATGATGCCCCTGATAAAGATAATGTCCATGCTCTTCCATTGAATATAATATTTTTAGTGTCTGTTGCTCTCCATACCCATGTTGAAGCCCCTGTGGTTATTTCACTTAATAGATCATACTCTATTGCATCAAAGTTTACTCTTGTTATTGTGTTGTTTTCTATTCCCTGCGCAGTGTTATTGTAACAATATACTTTTGTTTTTGGCTTCTGCTTAAGATTAAACACATACTCTCCATCAGTTCCAGAGGAATTACCCATATAAGCAGTTGCAATAAAACGAGCGTTATCTGTTACGATTGTATCATAACAATAATTTCTTTCTTCATTAAATACTGCCATTAAGGCTAATTGATTACCGCTCGGTGTATAATTATCCCATGAAGCATTAGTTGAATTTGTCCAGTTTACAGTACCATCATTTTCATCTATATACGCAATAAACCATAAATTATTCATGAGTGTTGATGTATCTTGTATTCTAATATCATCTTTAAATTCAACTGTTTTTCCATTTAAATCAAATTGTCCTTTGCTTAAATATACACCTGTTGAGCTAAAATATAAACCCTTAGAAGCATAGAAACCCCTATCTTTTGTTTTAGAATAGAATACAGTTAATTGATCCACTGTTCCGCCTGTAGAATTAAATCTAGCAAGTAATTTATTACCGTTGCTATCATACCAGCCGCCTTTTGACTCATCAAAACTAAATGAAGTAACCGCGGTTGTATGTTGAATTATTCCAAAGCCAATTGAAGTGCTAGAAACATCCTCCGCACCTGTACAAATTGTATAGTAAGTCCCTGCTGCACCAGTAGAACTACATGAGGTAGAATCCCAATCTACCGTAAAAGCTGTTGGCAAAAAAACCGCCTCATGATCGTAATTTGTTACTGTGGTACTCGCTGGATATACATTATTATCAGTACTATTAGAATCTACTGTTACACTTGTTTCTTTAACTTTATAAAACATTGTATTTGCTTCTACTACTGGGGGGTGTGTACCATCTGTTGAATTATGAGAAACTTTTATATTTTCATTTATGTATAATAATGGCTGGTGTGCTGCTTGATGTGCTAAAGACCAGTTGTAATCATACCCTAAATATTTTCCTAAACTTACCATTTGTTTACTCCTTATATGTTTGCGACTTTTTGGTTGTTTGCTCCTTTATCATCAATATTTGTGTTTATTGTTGACGTTGTTGATGTCATATTAAAACCTACAATATTTAAATTAGAAGTATCTAATAATATCTGTGATGTACTACCGGACTCATTATTATAACAAAAATTATTTGCTATTATGCAACTTGTAGAATTAAATACATATATCCCAGCGCTTGAATTACCTGTAATAGTGTTATTTGTTACTCTTGCTCCAAAAGCGTCTCTTAAAAAAACACCCCTAGAGGTATTATTTTTAATTGTATTTCCATCTATTTTTAGTCCATATTGTCTAGTATCAGTTGCTATTCCATTTGTACCATTTATAAGCGTGTTATTAGTTATCATGACACCTGACGAGTCTTGGTCTATGCTTATTGCATCAGCACAATTATCTATATAACAATTATTAATTTTTAAATTGAAACTCGTACTATCAAGCTCTATTCCGTCACTAACAAAATCATGTATATATAGATTATCAAATGTGACATTTGAAGATGTTTCTAATAATATACAATCCATTGCAGATACAAAAGAGCTTTTTTGTCCGTCAATTTCTAAATCAGATAATTTACATTGCACCAATGTTGAAGCATTAGAAAATAAAGGAATTACAGAAGATGATGAAACTTTTATTTTAGTAGCCCATCCAACACCCCTTATATTTACATTGTCTAATAATCCAATCGAAGTTGATAGCGCGTTATAAATTCCTTCTAGCATGATAATTTCTCCGCCACCATTCGCATTTAGGTCTACAATATTTGTACTTAAAACCGCGCCTACATCTTCTGTGCTTTTTACTATTATATCGGCATTTATTTGACCATAATTTGAGGTAATAGTTGAAGCTATAACGACACTTGAAACACCTTTTACTAAACTATTAAGTGTAGCAGCATTTAAAAGACCCCCAGCCGATTGTGCTTTATAGCTTATGGTGTCCCCTGCTACATTTGAGGTAGAGCCTACATGAAATTCTATTGCGTTACGTACGTTGGTGTTAGTCGGGTTAAACTTACATGTATAGTTACTTAAAGCAACTTCAGCATCAACTATTGTCAAATCTACACCTTGTGTTTCGTTTCTTACTTCAAAATATGTTGAATTAGTTGATGTTCTGTATATTTCATAATCCAAGTATACAATATAAGATGTGCTTGCTCCTGAATCTGTACTAGGATAATTTGGGCTTGCTGGTATTGTTATGTCATTCACACCAATTATATTTGTTGTACTTCCCCCCTTACTTTCTGACCTTAAATTATAAAGTCTGTCAATATCATTTGTAAACGGGTTTCTTGCGCTATCTCTAAAACTCATATTATATCTCCTGTGTTGCTTTTAGTGCTTCAACTTCATTTTTTAATATATTAAAATCATCATCTGCAAACTCTTGAAACTCTCCGGCTTTGACATTTACATAACTTGATGATAAATCAAAATCCATTTGAATTACATTTGCTTCATAGCTTTGTCTGAATAATGAATATAATTGTATCTCATCAACTCTCACATCTGCCGAAGTATCATTACTTTCAAATCTTATTATTGAAAAATTGTCGTATGTAGTTGGTATATCAACCCATTGCCATTGATTGACTCCCTTTATATCCACTGAATAAAAAACACTTGATCCGATCTCTATATTAGTTGTCGTTAGTGTCGCGGAGGTATCACCCTCACTTAAAGCGCCCACGCCTAAAGCACCCAATCCTAAGCCACCGATGGCAGCCTGTTCACCTGTCGAATCTCCCAAGTATACATTTACAAAAGAGCCTACTTTATCACTTCTAATATAAAATCCTAATCTTTCAATACCTTTCCAACGTTTATATTCAGCATAATTATAATCAATGTAAGTGCTTGTAAAATTCATTGAATAAGTACCGACTTTTGCTATTGTTGATAAATCGCCTGCTGTCCAGTTAGCGGTACTTTCGCAATCTATTATAGTGTGCCAAAGTAAATCTTCTTCTTTATATATTTTTATTCTCTCACCTATTTCTAAAGGGTATCTGTCATAATCTACATTCTTTATATCTATTTTTGTTTTTATTACAGCATCTTTTACTAATTTCTGATATGCAAAATTAAGCCCATCGGATGAACTTAACCCCTTGTAAACAGTTTCTTTATTTTCAATTACGCCAACCTGATTTTCTATTGCTAACGTGGGGTAATCTGTAGAACTTGTTGAATATCCTACACTACCCAAACGCACCTTTTGCCCTGCTGTTGTAGACTCTTGATAAACTTGTGATCTAGTCGCTTTAACCGCTTTATCATCAACGGTGACTTTAACACCTTCATAACCAGAGTTATCATCAGCATATAATGTAGTGGTAACAGTCGTACTGAATGCTTTTACATAGAAAAAATTATTATGATCAATGCCTAGATATCTATTTTCTAATTGATCTTGAATATCTTTTATTATTTTTTTTACAGAATCGTATTTATATTCGCCTGTGAAAACAAAAGTGGACCCTGTATCAACTAATGTTGCATTCCAAAATACCCCTGTATCTTGATCTTTTTCTAATATAATATCTTCTAAAATCTCCTCATAAGTTGCACCTGTTGAATAATTAAAATTATATGTTTTATTTTGAAGTTCATTTAAAAAAGGGCTTGTAGTAACTTTTCCGCCCGCTTTATCTGGAATGCCATCAACTAATCCTTGGTAAACTATTTTACCGTTTCTATATATATTTATTTTATCTCTTGATACTATAGGGGCGTCCATAATAGCAAAATCGAAATTTGCTTTTCCCATCCCCGAACGTGTTACTGTATATTTTGCTTGCCTTAAAGGGCAATTAAATCCATTGATATGATATGTTTTTACACCTTCGATTTCTACTCTATAAGGAAAATAACTTATTGGATTAGAACTTTCTTCTGTTTGTGCTATCGGACGTTCATCTAATGTGTTTTGACTAAAATTATATATCATAGTTGCCTTTCATAATATTTTACTTTAAAAGCTGTATCTGTTGATTCTTGTGCAATAACACTTAATGTATTTGATCCCCTCTCTAATGAAAAAGGTGTGCTTTCTGCACTAAATACGTTAAATACCTCATTGTCATCAACGGTACATTTTAAATCACTTCCTGTGGTGTCTACGTTTACCACTTCACCTGTAAGGAAGCTTGTTTTACTTGCCTTAAATCCATACCCGTCCGCGGTCTTTACTTGAAACACTGTCATATTTGTACTGGGCGTCATTTCATACTGGCAAGGGGTTCTAAATCCATCAAGAGTGAATGTAGTTTGAAACTCTGTACTAGATGTTGTATGAGTAGAAAAAGTGTTTAATGTTGTGCTAGTAAAATAAGGACTTCCAGAGATAGCTTTAAAACTTACATCATCACTTATTCTTATATTTCCGTATGCCTCGCCACCTTCTGGTTGTGTTACAACTTTTGTTCTTCCAAGGAATGTATCAGCTTGTAAATGGGTATTAACTAAAGTATCTGTTGCCGCAACGCTTATATCTAAGTAAGTGCTATTGATTGAATCTATAACGGCACTGCTGGCACTAGACAGCCCTAAACCGTAGATAGGATCTCCAGTAGAAAGCTGATTAGTGCCTTGAGTGCTTCCTAATATTACTATTGTTGAACCATTTGTTATTGAGCATTTAACTCTTTTGTATACATATTTATAAAGGTAAAGTGTAGTAATTAATGGGCGTGAAAACCAATCAAGAAATAACTCTCTCTCATAATCATCATTTTGCTTAAAGAAATAAGTACACTCAAATACTCTGCCTTGCATAGCACCAACGCCTTTTATCTGCCCACCATCCATTAGAGTGTTTCTTAATCTATAATCATTAGTCGGGAGTCCTACATCTACATTGTTTACTACATCTAACCAAAATATATTTGTAGACTCACCTTCCTGTATGTAATATCTAGCCATTATATTATCGCTCCATTTCTCTGCCTATTAGATATAAGAACTCTATTTATTGGCACTTCTTCATCACCGATCATAAACATAGCATTTACCATTACAGGTTGATCCGTTAAAGTCTTTGTGTCTCTAGCATTATATACACGTGATCGACTAGAAGCGCCTTCAGGTACAATAAGCTCCTGTCCAGCTTCCCCAGCGATAAATGGTCCTGACGCAATACCCCCCTGCGCGAACTTTGGCGGTGGTGGTGGGCTTTTGGATAGTATGGCTGCTAATTGTGCGGCAAATACACCTGTATAAATACCTGAGAAAATACCTGCTATTGCTGCTGCTACTGGAGGCGGAAAGTTTTGAAAAGCTTGTCCCCATAATCCTACAATACCTGAAGCAAAGTTAATCCCTGCGTTAGCAGCTTCTGTGCCTTTCTTTGTTTGAAATTGACTTAATTCTAACTGGTATTTTTTCTTCGCTGCTTTCTTTTCTAGCTTCTCTCTTTGTTTTTGTGCATCATCTTCAAGTTTTGCTATTGCAATTTCTTTTTGTAATGCACTTTGTTTTTCTTCTAAGTCTTTTCTTTTTGTTGCATCGGTTTCTGTTTGTAAAGCTTGTGTTATTTGATCTAATTCTAACTGTCGGGCTTCTTGTTTTGTCATTCCATTATTTTCTATTAGTTCAATTTCACGTGCTAAACGTTCATCAATAGCTTCTATTTCCATTTCATGTCTTTGTTCTAACTCTTGTAAAGCGGTTTCATTTTGGTTGCTTATAATGTCGCCTACTGCTGAAACTATATCGCCTATAGCTCCAAATGTATCTTTGACGCCGCTTAAAATATTATCGAATGTCCTTTGTGCTGACATTTCTATTTCTTCACCAAATATATTTTTAAACTTCTGGGCGGCTTTACCGCCACTTGTTTCAATCTCTCCAGCTATATCACCAAGCGCATCGGAAATATCCTCTTTATTACTTAAGAATGTATCAGCAAATGTATCACCAATTTCTTTTCCAAATTCTACATAGCTTTTTCCTAAATCAACTAAATCATCACCTAACCCTTTGAATACATCCGAAACTTTTTTCTTTGGATCTAAAATTGCTTGGAAAAGTTCTTTTACTGCTGTGACACCTAGAGGAAATAATTTTAGAAAATCTAGCATTAATTTAAAGTTTAATTGTATTGATTTTAGAAGAATAAAAAAAGCAAAAGACAATGTTTGTATTGCTGTTTGAAAACCCTTTAAATTTTTTTCTTCTTTTAACCAATCTCTAACGGCTGTTGTTATATCTAAAACTGCACCTGTACCCGCCCTTAATTGAGGGATAAATACACTTCCTAAACTAGCTGCAACATCATTCTGTACTGCTTTTAATGTTCTTTGCCGATTGCTTAAACTGTCCGAAGTTCTATCAAAATCTCCTATGGCATTCTGTGATTGTCTAACTGCTTGCTGGTAAATTACTTGTGCTTTTGCGACTTGCTCTGTCACCCCTTGCGTTTCCATAAGTGTTTCTACTTGCTCTCTAAACTCTGGTGTGTTTTGGCGTATTACTATTCCAAGTGCTTTGGCTGATTCTGTTTCACCTAATAGGGCTTTTGTAAGGGCTTCACTTGCCCTTTGTGCGCCACCTTCTAAGTTTTGAAAACTCGCTAAATCAACAGCTAATTGTTGAACTGATTCTGATAATTTAAGTGCTTCTTTTCTTTGAAAACCAAAACCTGTTAATAAGTCACCCGTAGCACCTAGCAATTCGGTTGCCTCATTTGTGCTTAAACCATAACTGCTTACAAGGGCATCTCTCGCTCTAAGAGCATCTTGCTCTATCCCCCTAAATGTTACACGTAATTTATTATTACTTTCTTCTAAATCCCTTGCAAGATTAATTCCTTTTTTTATTGTTTGTGCTGCTTTGCTTATTGCAGCAGTTGCCACTTTAACCGCCAAATCTGCTACACCAAAAGAAGCTGCTAGTTTTCCGATAGAAAAATTATTTTTCTTTGTTTGTTTATCTAAGCCGTTTAATTTTGCTTTAAGTTTGTCAATCTCGCCTGTTTGAACATCAACTAATATTTGCAACTCACCGGCTGTTAAATTAGCCATTACTTACCCCTTTTTCTCCTAAAGTGCATCTTTAAGCTGCCATCTTTTTCTTTTCTCTCTAT